AAAAGAAGAGATATCTAACATATGTTAGAAGAAAGGCACGACAAATGACTAAAACTACGGTTGTTGAGTGGGAAGGTAGCCCTGTCGAATTTGAAGAATTGGATAGAGTTAATCAAGACCTACTCACAAAAATAGATAACTGCTTTGCTGAAATTAGGAAAGTTGAAAATGGCAAGACCACCATTGAATTAATTGACTATGTATCAAAGCATATCGCAATCAAAAAAGACGTAAAGAATAAGGACAAAGAACAAGAGGTAAAGAACATTAGAAAATATCTTTTATCCGTAAAGCCTTATAACGAAGATGACGGTATATCTAGGGGGGCTTATGACATGATGAATCAAAGAGTGTCTAAAGGTTCTCACTTGGTACACCGTAAGAAACTTGTAATTAATAATAATAAGTTACAAGATAAGAAAGGTGATAGCGTATCTATTGCAAAGATTGAGGAAGAGTACGCTAAATTAGTAAAGAGTAATAAAGCTAAACAGATTGAGGTTGTAGAAGAACCGATTACTATGCCTCAAAATGATGATAACTATTTATCTGATTCAGTTGAAAACTTTAATGAAGTTACAGAATCATATCAAAGAGCAGATATTATCATTCAGTCTTTTCAAGTGTTGCTAAACTTGAATGATGCTGATTTATCTGATATCTTAAATGAACATGATTTACAGACATTCGTTAAGGATAATCATAAACCCCTTAAACATATCTTTGATAGGGTGTTGGAATCAGGGAAGCAACAAACTAAGGTTGCTTAAAATTTTATGAGGATGTGTAGCTTAAACGTTGAAAGCCTGTATTGGGGAAACCCTCATGAGGATAATTACTTTATCGTAAGATAATTTGATTAGACCGCAAGACATCCTTGTGAATGGCTTGGGTAGTGCCATATGTGTAGACACCGAGGGAACTCCGTGGCGAAAATTAAAACTACCCACACGAAAGGATATATAATGTTAGAAGTTCCAAAGACTAAATTAAAAATTATAGCTTACAGACTACGAGATGTAGAAAAGATTCTTAATAGATATAATAAATCAAACATAAATGAGTGGAAAATAAAAGAAGCTGAATTAATTGTTAGACAAGTTAGTCAAGATTTGTTACATCTAGTAGAGGGAACAGATTTAAAAGATGTCGAAAAAGAAATCGAAAGATTACAACGAAGCCTTACAACTTGAAGATAGTATCAAAGAATTATTAGAGCAAGGATTTTTAGAAAGAGTTAAGTCTAACGGCTCATCATATTTTCGTGTTACAAAAAAAGGACTGGAACTTTACGAAGAATTATCTAAATCACCAATTACATTCATACCGGACTTTGATATTGACGAACCCACAAAACATTAATGAAAATATTTATAAATAAATTTTTAAAAAAGTTAATAAGACTTATCAGATTAAAAAAAGTCAATAAATTCAAGCATTCTGACGGTACTCTTGACTATGAAAAAATACAAAGTAAGTATGATGACATATGGTGATAGAACACACACGAGGGTTTTTAAGACCCCCTTGTATGCCTCTTAAAACAGAATAAATTTTAGGTTTAAGCTACCTTTTTAAGATTCTTATCTTTGAATTGACCTTTAGCCCACTCCCAATCATTCGGTCTGTATTCGACTTCAACATATCTACTGATATCGTCTTCATCAACATGATTGACGTTAAACATATTAGTAAAAAAGCTGATAGACTTTTTAGTAATCCCAAACACATTCATAATGACACCTCCTTTTTATTTTTAAATCAATATCTATACATAAAATACAACACTTGGATTCTTGTTAATTTGACAAAGCAGATGTTATGTTCTAACATAGGTTAGATATAGAAAGGACTAACAATGACAACAACAAAAGAACGAGCCTTTATGATAGCCGATAGACTATTTTGGATATTTATTGAAAATTCAAATCCAAAAACTATTAATGATTTTATAGAGCCTGACCCTGACAATCCTGACGGAACAAGGAATACAGAAAGGGGTAGAGAACTATTTGATGAACTAGAAGCATTTGTGGGGAATAATTTATGAGCAACATACATAACGAAAGAATACAAGAACAAATACTTGAGGATTTAGATTCAATATCCTTGCATGATTTTCAAGAACTATTAACCAAGCATGGTTATGATGATATAAATAACGCTATTGATGAAGGTGTAAGAAATTTAATACAAATATTATTTCAAGAAAGGTGCGAGTAGTGGGTAAAGTTAAAAATTATTTACAAGAAAAAGCAGAGGATTTTATGCACGAAATAGAAGACAAAGTGAGTAAAGGTAAGATGACTAAAGGTTGTGCCTATAAATTATCTGTAGATAGAAAAGATGAGATAGCTTTTGATTTAATAGGATTTGATTCAGAAGATATAGATACTCAGATAAAGATGTGGGTAGATAGTATCGAGGTTCCTTGGTGGAACAAGATAAAGGATGTGAGGTTCTAATGAAGATAACTGATAAAGACTTAGAAGGATTAACAGATATGCAAAAACTATTTATAAAAATATTATTGGAGATGAAGAGAAAAGATGAAAACTAAATATGTAGTGAGAGTTAATGTAAGCTATACAAAGAAATATATTGTTGACGCTGAATCAGTCCAAGAAGCAGAGGAAAAATATTTATTTGAGGGTATATCAACTTCAGTAATGGAAACACAGGTAGATAGAGAAATACTTAGTGTACTAACAGCTAAAGAAGACGCAGAGAAGATATGGGAAGTATAAGTATAATAGTAATTTCAGTTTTAATTTTATTGTTTGTGTTCTTTTATGTGCTTATGACTGCTGAGAAAGATGATGACGATAAAGATTCAGGTTCTTGGTGATATGGATATTTTTACAGGCATAACAATTTTTCTTTTAGTCTGTTTATGTGTCGGGCTAGTTGTAGTTATATGTAAGGGGGGGCGTTGACAACTAGATGCTACCACGTATATTGAATTTGTCAAATGAATTATAAATATCAGTTAGATATAGTCCAAGAGATATTTAATACAGAAGGAGCAATCAATAATGGTGACTGTCCTTTTTGTTTACATAGAAGATGTTTCAATATAAATATCAAAGAAGGTGACTTAGTTTGGAAATGTTTTTCTGCTAACTGTACCTCAAAGGGTAGATATAATGATAACTTTTCAAAAGAAGATGTAGAAAATTTTATATCTCAAAAGAAACAATTACATAATCACAAGTTTGAAGTTCCAAAAACTTTTATGAATCCTTTAGTACATCCCAAAGCTAGGGCCTACTTAAACACTTACGATATCACAAATACAAGTGCTAGAATAATGTATGATGTAAAACAGGAAAGAGTTGTATTTCTAGTAGAACACGAAGGACAAGTTGTTGATGCTACCGGTAGGGCCCAAGGAGACTTTCATCCTAAATGGTTTCGATATGGTAATTCTAATGTTCCTTTTATAACAGGAAGCAATAGACAAGTGGGAATCATAGTAGAAGATTGTGTAAGTGCTTGTGCAGTAGAAATGAAAAGTGGGTACACAGGAATATCTTTAATGGGAACGAATCTAAAAGATGAATCTATTCAACACATAGTCAATGCAGTAGATTCAGTTGTTGTTTGTTTAGACTTTGACGCAACAAAAAAATCTATGGACTTAAAAAATAAATTAGATGATAAGATTAAAACTTATATATGGATGATACAAAAAGATTTAAAATATTTTACTAACGAAGAAATGAAAGGATGGAAAAATAAAATATGCAATTTAATTTCTTAGGGTTACTAGCCACTATGTCTTTAGTTCTTTTTATGCTATTCTATATAATGACAGGATTATAAATGGGTAGTGTATTAAAAAAGAAAAGACATAAAGGTCGTAGAAAAGTGGGCAGTAAAAAAAGACGAGCATCAAGGCGTAGAAGAAAAAAGAAATGACAAATAAGAGAGGAGGCTACGTTAAGTATTACGATTTTGTCCATAAATACCCCCACGATTTTATTCCTATTGTAAGAGTAAAAGTGAAGGGTAAGACAAAATATAAATTAGAAATTAAAAGATATATTTATTCAGAGTGCAGTAGCCTATTAAAACAAAGACATGTACTATATGATAAACATGAAACTGTAAAATCACATAGAAGAAAGTTTGAGAAAATGTATTATGAAAAGCAATTAAAAAGAGTAGAAGAATATTTTAAGACAAGGAGTTATTGACTATGAAAATATTATTAGTATTATTATTGTTGAGTGGATGTTCATACTCATTTAAACCTTTTAAGGTTTCTTCGTCTTCCCTCGAAGATTCTGATGAGTATGATACTGCTCAAGCTAACAGACCACTTAATTCTATTCCTGTTAATGAAGAAATATTAATAGAAGAAATGGAATCTATAGATAGGTTAGAACAAATAAAAATTGAAATGAATAAAAGATTAAAGGAGTTAAAAAATGAATAAATACTACATACAAAGAATTAGTGCCGAGACTTGTGAAGACATTATAAAAAAGTATCAGCCAAAAAAACAAGAAGACATTATAATTATAAGAACTTATGATGAACCTTTAGGGTTAAGTCCTAAATTAAGATTTGCCATGACAGATGAAGAGTACCAAAACTTTGTAAAGTTAATAGGTCAACACGGAGAGTTCGTTGATATCATAGATATTATTCTAAGAAGAAAAGAAGCCGAGCAAGTTGACAAAATGGCCGAAGACCACAATCAATAATCTAACATATGTTAGAAAACAGGAAGGTCGCCTTGACTGAGGCAGACGGAAACATCCGTAAATATTTATTAAAGTCTCTACTGACAAGAGAGTTCTATGAAAAATTTAAGAAATATAATTTAGGAAGTTTATACAATCATAATATTTATAAAACTGTAGATAGTATTTATGAGAATGATAAAGAATTAAATTATATCTCTACAGAATTTTTAGTTGATGTTTATGAAAAACATTATGGTTCTCGTATGGGGCATCAACAATTATCTAGTGATAAAAAAATAATATTTGAATTAGATAAAGTAAAAGAACTCAATAATAAAACAGTAGAATATATTTTACAATTAACTTTAAAAAAAAATAAAGCAGAGGAACTTACTAAAAAAAGTTTTGCACTTGTAAATAACCCCGATAAATATGACTTTTCTGAGATAAAAACTTTTGTAAAAAATATAAATGACATAGAGAAAGAGTACGAGAGTAAAATGGATAGGGTTGATATTGACCCTTTACGATTAATACAAGAGGAAGAAGAAGAGGGTAGTATTAGATTCAATATACCTAGCTTACAAAATGCAACAAAGGGTGTGGGTGGTGGTAACTTTATAATTATATTCGCTAGACCAGAGGCCGGTAAGTCTGCTTTTTGGATTAGTTTAGTTGCAAACAAGAATGGTTTTGCAGAGCAGGGTAAAAAATGTCATGCGTTTATTAACGAAGAACCTGCAAAGAAAACTTTTTTAAGATTAGTTTCTTGTTGGACAGGCGTACCTAAGTTTGAGATAAAACAAAAGATTAACAAAGTGAGAGCAGAGTGGAGTGTCGTGAAAGAAAATATTTTTATTTATGATTGTGTTGGTATAAACATGCACGATTTAAATAATTATTGTGATGAAAATGAAGTAGACATAGTTATCATTGACCAATTAGATAAAGTAAACATTAGAGAAAAGTTTGATAAGCAACATGAAAAGTTAAAAGAAATATACAAACAAGCAAGAGAGTTAGCTAAAAGAAAAAACATTTTAGTTATTGGAGTTAGTCAAGCAAATGCAGATGCTCACAATCAACAACGTGTAGATTTTAATTGGTTAGATAATTCTAGAACAGGCAAGGCAGGGGAAGCAGATTTAATTATTGGTATTGGTAAACCGAGAGAATCAGTAGAAGAATATGAAAGACATTTATATTTATCTAAAAATAAATTGACAGGGGACCATGCAGATATTAATTGTGAATTAGAACATACGTTATCTAGGTATTCATGATATTA